CAAAAATTATTTTACCATAATAACCATATTCTCTTAAAGCATCACCTATGACTATGCACGCATGTTTTTCTGGAGCAATATGCTTCGATTGCATACGCCAAAATAATGATTTTTTTATTGATTCTTCTGCTATAGGGCATACATGCATTTTCAATTCATCATTATACAACCATTTTCTTTTAACAAAAGAAGCATCATATATACTAATATAGGGAATTGATGCTGCTTCTTTATCATCCATAGTATATTTTATGCCCACACTATCAAATATTTTTGATATATTAGTATGATTAAAAAATGGTGCGGCACGCGACACACCACAAATGTTATCATCACCCATCGTCATCAATTTAACGTGTTCCTTAAACTTATCACAATTACCTTCTGGTGATAATTTGATATACGCACATCTCATATATATGCTATTCTTTAGACAATTTATTAATAATGTTAATGGAAATCCTGATGGTAAACAACCTATTAGCTGCAAAATTACACCCCAGTATTCAACCACATTATAAGTAGTGTCTTCCATAATACACTCCATCATATTCAGCATGTCTTGTGGGACTTTTGCCTCTCTAGCAATCCATATAAGTATTTTAAATGCAAATATGATAGATAAAGTATCATCATTGGTGTCATAACCAGCATAATCCCCCGCAATGATTGTTTCAGTTCCATACGTCGTTAAATATTGGTATAAAACCTCCCATTCACCCGAATGACATTGCATGCCAGCTGCAGTTTCAAATAAATATGGATTACTTTGCATTAGTCGACACGACCATAAATAAACCATTCTAACCACGATAACCCATGGTCCATACGCACCCATAAAAATACGTATTTTACCTTCATCATCTTTAGCTTGAGATATAACCTCATCTTTCAAAGATGCACTAAATATAGGATGATACAAAGTATTCTCTGTGTATAAACCTAAAATCTTTTCAATCTCATATTTCATATCATCATTCAAAGTAAACTTAATTTCTTCTGGTGTGGATATATCTTCGCGAAAATACTTCTTATTCCTACGATAAGGAAAACCCATACTAGTAGTCCAATCGATACTATTGACATGTGCCATACCAGCAATACCATTAACAGCTGTATCCATGTCATATAAATGTACATCAGCCAAATTATCAATAGTTAATGTTTTCATGATATCTTTAAAAAAAGATTGTGCTGCTAACTCGACTGTATCATAATCAAAATACTGATTTGTTGACACTCGTGCTTTCAAACCAATATACCATGGATTCCATGTATTCATCTTTGTGGGAGGGACATACTTACATGTCCAACCATCACGTAATAATTTAGTTTGCCACAAACTTGGTACTATATTAGTTGCATAACGTGGACGTGGTATATTATGTCCTGTAATAATCTTCACAACTCCATTTTCTAAATAATGTACAGGTGACTTGTGATGTATTTCAGCTTGCTCAACAGGATAACCAGGTTTACCAAGTTCAATTCTTCCTGTATTAACAACATTCATATCAAAACTATTGATACCTGTAAGTATATAATCATGTTCTAAAACTTGAGCACCACATTTTGTTTTATTCAATATAAAAGTATAATCAGGTTCACCCAAATAATGAAATCCAAGTAATATAGGACCTAATGCACTCATTGTAAACAATAGTGCTCCGCAATCCCCCTCTTTAGTGGGTTTTTGCGGATATCCTAAATATACATTAGTCGGAC